CCGGATGGCCTCAGCCAGCCCTGCAGGGTGCCGTACACGGTAACGTAGTCCTCATTCATCCAGCCGCTTTCCGATGTGGCGCGGCCTTCGATGATGGATTTATCCCACAGCGGGATTTCGGGAACGATATTGCTGGGCACAATCTTGTTGCCCATCATTTCAAATGTCTTGGAGAGGAATGGAACAGAGGCAACCTTGGCACCCCACTGGTCGTCATTGCCAGGGCGCTGCCCGGTTGTGGCCTGGCTGGCCTTCTGATCACCGGCCCCATCCCCAGGCGGCGGGGCGGCAATCATCGGGATGTAAATCAGCTCGCGGCCTTCCAGCATATTTTGGCCTTCGACAATCTCATCCTTACCGCCCGTTGAGCCGACCACGATGGCGAAGTCACCCTGCGGCGTGGCGGAATGTGAAATCGTGATATTGCTGGCCTGGCTCAGATGGCGCGTCAGCGTGTCAATAAAATCAATGATCGACTCCCCCGGCGTGACCGAGAGCCTGGGAATTTTGATCTTCGGCAATTGGCCGCCCAGCACCACCAGATTTTTGCCTACACCCTTCAAGACTGAGCGAATGATTTGCTCAGGCTCCTGGTTCTTGAACTCGCCGGTTTTGGTGATGACGCTGGCCGTGGATAGCTCGAGCAGATTGGCACATTGAATTTCGATGTGGTGGCGTCTTGCATCAACGAACACCTGGCGCGAAATCACCTTGCCGTTGAAGGCCAGCTGGCCAGCCAGGAACACCGAGCAATCTTGCCCCGGCATGATTTGCTGCTTGGTCCAATTCTTGACCAGCGGCGAACCTTCGCTGCAGGTGAAGCGGCATGACTGCGGCGGGTTGCCGCGCAGTTCCTGCTTGACGCTGACCGTTTCCCAATCGGTAAAATCCTGGCCGCCAACTTTCAGCCTGGCGATTTCAATTGTCTTGGGCATAGGTCGTCTGTTGCGACTTCTTAATATTTAACCTTTTGAACACGCCCTGCTCGAGCAGCTCGGCCTCGGTCTTTACACCCTTGGGCACACCGTTAAATTCAACATTCACACCAGCAGTGCCGGTGCGCATGCCTGGGAATGAGCTGTCGATTTTGTCGCGCGCCTCAGCTCGGTTTTCATTCTGATCCACCGGCCTGCCTTCGCGGCGGGCTGCAGCTTGCTTGACGGCCTCAGCACCGGCAAAGCGCAAATCCAGGTCTTTGATGTTGCGCCGGCCGTGGCTGTAGCCATACTGATCAACCGTGTCGATGGTCCCGGTCTTTTCATCATAAGTGCCGGGGACAACGGCCATCACATGGCCGCCAATCTGACCTGGCTTCAACACCTCATTCGGATTGCCGCCGTAACGGCGGTGATAGTAGGTCGCGAACATGCTGCCGAACGGATGCTCAGGGGCATTGATATCCCCCGGCTTCATCGGCTCGCCAAAGGTGTGCCAAGTTGTGGCAATGGCACCAGCCTTGGGCGGCTGGAAACCTGCAGCGCGGGCATACTTGCTGGCAACAATGCCGCAGGCTGCACCGCTCATGCGGTAGCCGCGCTTGGCAAACAATTGTTGCAGACCCTTCACATCACCACTGCGGCCCAGCGCCTCGGCCTGCTTCATCGTCTCCTGATCAATGGCATTGCCAGCTTCATCAGTCAGCTTGGCTTGGCCGCCAGGACTGCCGGGACTGCTATCAGCACCATCACCGCTGCTGCCGTAGCCAGCACCGCCCACCCCCATGGGGCCACCGGAGCCGGACTCATTTTGCAAAAGGTCGCGGATGTCCTGCAGCAGCTGGCCGGAGTTTTTCTGGATGTCCAGCTTATCCTTGCCCCACTCACCGAACCTCTGAGAGAATGAGGCATCACCTTCCAGCAAGGTTTCGCTGCCGGTCGGTTCGTCGGCATGCGCTTCAGTGGATAATTGCTTTTTCAAATTCTCCCAGATTTCGCCCAGCTCTTTGCTATCCGGCAGGATGCCTTTCGGACCAAACAGGCTTTCAATCTCCTGCTTGTTGGGCAGCACACCTTTCGGCCCAAACATTTGCTGGCCAGGTTTTCCCTTGCCTTCATAGTCAGCCTTCAAACCCTGAAACCAAGTGGAAATGCCGCCCCATTCTTTTTCCGTGTTGGTGACAAATTCATTGGTCGAGCTGACCATCGTCATCATCGACGCACCCCAAATGTTGGTGACGGTGGTGATGGTGTTGGTCCATTCCCGATTATATTTGTCTAGCTCCTTTTGGCTGTATTCCCAGGGTTGCACCAGGCCGGTTTGGTTTCGGTTAAGTGCCTGCATGGTTGATGCAGTCACCCCCAGCGTTTCGCCCAGGTACAGCTTGGAGCGTTCACCTGGCACATTCCATTTCTGCCTGATGGCATCAATGGATTTCATCCGATCACCAACCTTCTCGGCATCGAGCAGCTGCTTGGCCAGGATCGGGTCATTGGCAGCAACTGCCTTATAGACAGGCGAGGCTGTCTGATAAGTTTTGATGCTGTCCAGCTTGGATGCCAGTGAGCCAAGCTGCTGGTCGGCAGTTCGTGCATCAATGCCCGCAGCCGACAGTTGGGTACGCATCTTGGACACTTCGGAGGAAGTCAGGCCAACATCAATGGCGAAATTCCTCAGCTGCAATTCACCCCGAACAAAATTCTCCATGGCCTGGGATGCGCTGTAAAAGGCCACACCCAAACCAACAGAGCCGCGCAGCGTGCTGACCAGGTTACTGCTCTGGTCCTTCATCGCCTTGAGCGGCTTGGCACTTTTATCAATCTGCTGGCCGAGCTTTTCCATTTGCTCGGATGTTTTGCGCATGCCGGTGCCGGATTGATCACCCAGCGACACGATTTCCTTTTTTAAATCCTCAACCCTCCTGGTCAGCTCACTGACGAATGACAGCAGGGCTTCGGAGTCGAAATCATTGGCGGGCATGGTTTACTCAAACGAAAAGCGGTTGTAGTCAGTCACGCCGCCGCCAGCCATCGGTGCCTGTGGCGACCTGGCAATTTTCAATTTCTTGAATGGGCCTTCATCCAAAATCTTCGGGTCGGCCGTCGATCCTTGCGAGCCACTGAAATCAACTTTAATTTTGGCACCACCTAAATCGCCTGACCGCACCAGGGATTTATCCATGGCGTTGCGCCCCAGCTCGGCGCGCTGCGCCTCATCGGCTGTGGCACCGCGCGCGGCAAAGACGGCGCGCGCCCTGTCCTCGGCTCGCTTGTAGGCTTCCTGTTGTGCGCGGCGCGCGGCCCTGGCAGCGGCATGACCGTATTCACCCCAATCATTGAAGCGTTCGCGGTTGATGTTTTTACCGACGCCACCTTGCTCGTAGTTCGGATCACCCTTGCTGCCCTGGTCGGTGTAACCTTCAATGAGGTTGCTGTAATACGACTCTTCGATCAGGCCGTAGAGTTTTTCCAGGTGCTTGGGATCGCGCTGCAGCAGGCGCATCCGTTCCTCAACCATGCCAGGGTGCCGCCCTGGTCCGTAAAAACTGTTCGGCCCGCCAGCCAAGCCAGAGCTGGCGGATCGTTCATGCCCTGGAATGTTCAACCTGTTCCAGAGGCTTTCCATCACGCCGGTTTTGGCCCCTTCATTCTCCAATGACAGGATGGCGGCAGCGCGCAATCTTAATTGCGGATCCTTGTCCAGTTCCTCCTTGAAGCGTTTGCGTTGTCCATACAGATAATCGCGACCACCGATGCCACCTTCATCACTGCCTTTGCCACCGTAGGCTGGATCATCAGTGGTTTCAGGGACGCGCCCATCAGCACCAGTGCCGCGCCGCCCCGGTGTGCCAGGTGTGCCAGCTCCACTGCTGCCACCACCGCCGCGACCACCGCCGCCGCCCCAGATGCCTTCCTTGTCACCGCTCAGTAGGTCACGAATATCCTGCAGCGTTTTGTTTGAGTCCTTCTGCAGCTCCAGTTCATCCTTCTGCAGGCTCTCGGGTGAGAATGAGCGCGGCCTGGCATTCTTCGGCAATGCACCCTCATCACCTTCACCCCACTGGCCAAAGCGATCACCAAATGATGCATCACCTTCCAGCAAGGCTTCCTTGCCGGTGGGCGTTGAAGCATGAGCTTCACTCGACATTTGTTTTTTTAGGGCCTCCCAAGCATCCTCCAATTCTTTCTTGTTGGGCAGGAAGCCTTTTGGCCCGGTCATGTCCTTTTTGAAAAACTCCCGCAGCGCGTTAATTTCCCGCTTTGTGTTCTCAATAAATTCATTGGTCTGGCCAACCATTCCCATCAAAGTGTAATTCCAGACATTCGTCATGCTGGTGGTGAGGTTGGTCCAATCCCTGTTGTATTTTTCCAGCTCCTTTTCATCATAGACCCAGGGCATCACCAGGCCCTTGGTGTCCTTGCCCAGGGCCTGAGCCGTGGAGGCATTGATGCCCAGCTTATCCTGCAAATATAATTTAGAGCGCGGTGCACCAGGCTCGTTGAGTTTTTCCTGGATCAGCTGAATGGACCGCAGCCGGTTGCCAACCCTTTCGGCATCAAGCAACTGCTTGGCGAGGATGGGATCATTGGCAGCAATGTCTTTGTAAACCGGCGAAGCCGTGGTCAGCGTCTTGATGCTATCCAGCTTGGAGGTGAGCGCACTGATTTGCTGGTCAGCAGTCTTGGCATCAATCCCGGCAGCCGACAGCTGCACCCGCATTCGCTGAATGGCGCTGGCGGATATTCCCACATCGCTGGCAAAATTGCGCAGCTGCAGTTCGCCGCGGACAAAATTCCCCATCGCCTGCGAGGCACCGTAAAATGCCGAGGCGATGCCTAGGGGTCCGCGCAGCAGGCCAACCAGGCCTGCTGTCTCGTTCTTCATTCCTTCGATGTGCTTGGTGTGCAGATCGACGGTCTTGCCAAACCTGTCGGTTTCGTCCGACGCCTTGTGCAAGCCAATGCCGGATTGATCACCGACGCTGACCATTTCCTTTTTAAGATCGGCAAATTTCTTGGTCAGCTCGCTCAGAAAACTGAGCATGGCATCGGAGTCAAAATCAGTCGGCATCGTCCACTGGCCTCAACTTCTTTTCAAGCTTGCCTGTCCAGATCACATGGCGCGTCACTTCGGAAAACGACATGTCGAGAAATTCACGCGGATTGCGCCCGTAATATTTGGCGAGGCGATAGCAATCAAGCACCATGCTGTCGTCTATATCTCGGGAATAAAAAAACGATGCGCCAGTGCCAGGGCTGCGTACTCCCAATCTTTAGTGTGCATAGCTTTAATGGTGGAAGGCGGCACTGCAGCCAGGCGGCTCATCATGGCGAACATGGCCTTTGTCTCATAGGTCATCTTCGGCTCAGCTTGGTTGAGAAAATCAACCATCACGGGTGAGCCGCAGGCCTCGATGTCGCCTGCGGTTGGTTCACGAAAACGCAGCTCCTTGATTTCCTCACCATGCGCCTGCAGCGGCTTGCGCAACGGAATGACCAGCTCAGTGACTTCCGCGCCGTTGACCTTTTTCGGTTCGGTTTCGTCAGCCATCACATAATCTCATCACAGCTGATGCCTTCCCACTTCACGCGCACCATGCCGTCGCGGGCATTGATGGCCAGGGCCGAGACGCACCAGCCTTCGCGCAAGACGTAGGTGGAATTGTTGGCCAGCTCGGCCGTGACTGTGACATTGGTCATGCCATCAAAATCTTCGATGGCCAGGCCAGGCACAGTTGACACATCACCTTCGATGGAAGGAACGCGCGGCAATTCGCTGTAGCCGTGGATGTAGTCCTGGCCCGCGATGCCCGCACGTTCGATCACCGATGGCGTGACGGTAAAATTGCCGCGCAGCGGATATTGATTGCCATCCACTTTCAGGAAAGCAATTCCTGCTATTCTCTGTGCCATGTCTCTGGCTCCTTATGAAATGCAAATGGCCCGCCAACGAGGCAGGCCATTTTGCAAAGGCGATGACGTTTCGGTTTAGGCAGCTATCGCTGTGTCGAGGCCGCGATCATATTGCAGACGGAATTGGCAAAGCACCGCGAACACCCGCAGCTGGTTCACCAAATCTGGCGGATAGAGGACGTTCACGCGGTTTGGGTCATTGGGATCACGCTCAACAATCAGATTGGTCTTGAAGGCCTGACCATTCTCCACCAGGCCATTGAACTCATCGACACGATACTGTGCCACCAGCTCGGCCTTGATGATCTTGGGCGTGACGATGGCCTGGCCCGCACCAAACCTGGTGCCGTCATCCGCCAGCTTGTGGCGCGGGAATTTGCTGGTGATGGCTTGGCGCTGATTGCGCAGCAGTGCAGTCAGTGTGGCCAGTGTCGTCACCAGCTCATAGGCATCATCGGAATTGCCGTAGAGGTTTTTGGTGTAGGTGGTGCTTTCCCGCATGATCATCGGCGTGATGTTGACCGTGCGCTGCGTGGCGATGCCGCCATAGGCGAGCTGGTTCAATTCCGACAGCAGGAAGCGGCCCTGGCCCTGGGCAGGCAGACAGCCATCAAGCTGCAATGTCTGCAGCGGCCTGGCTGGATCATTGACCAGGGCGCGCGCTGCCTTGGAGGTGTAGGCCGCCGCCCATTCATAGGTCGGTGTCGGTGAGGTTGGCTCAATTCCCAGGATGGAATTTTGCGCGCTGTTGCGCGTGTCACCAAAGGTCAGCAGCGTGGACAGTGTGCCGCGCTTTGCTGCGTACAGACCGCCGTAATGCTGGCGGATAAAACCCCAGCGCCCGCTGTCGGAAAAACCAAACTCGGTTTCCCAGGCCAGCAATGAAGTCGAGTCCGTAAACGGCATGCAGACATAATCAACCTCGGTTTCGCCAAGGTTGGTGATGGCATTGGTCATCACCGGCACACCAGTGCCACCGGTCATGGCCGTATAGGTCAGCTTCACTCCCTGCGGCAGCATTTCACCGCCGACGCTGCCGTAATAGCTGTCCGACATTTGGATGTCGTCACCCTCGGTGCCCTTGAATTTCGCGGTAACAGTAACGGCCCCAAGTGCAGCCACGGCTGTCACCGGCAAGTCGGCATCGGCATTGATGGCTGCTGCTATGGATGAAGCAACAATGGTTGGCGTATCGGTGGCACCGGCATAGACCGGGACATTTTTCCCGGCGATGTACAGGTTGATGGTGCCTGCTGCAGTCGGCGGGCTGGAAACCGTGATGGTGCCAGTACCAGCAGCTCCGGTCGGGTCAGCCAGCGGCAGGCCCCAGACCGGGTTCGCCCAATTGTTGGCGAAGAAGGCACGGAACATGCAGGCCAGGTGTGAGCCTTGGCCGAACAGCGCATCAGCCTGCGCCTGTGAGGCGACGGGGATCGGCACATCGGGCGCGGCTGATCCTGTTGCGCTCATGATGCCGACGAGCAGCGAGCGCCCCAGCGTGGCAGGAAGCCCGGCCATCGAGCTGTCCAGCTCCACCCAATAAAGTGGCATCCTCCAATTCGATGGGATGGAATTAAACGAAATGGGCATGCTGCCCTCCTTTGCGGTTAGCGCGCGCGGATGCGCGAACGGCCCACCGTTTGGCGGGCCGTGTTCGTTTTAAGATCAGTGAGTGGCTTACTCGGTCTTGGATTTTGATTTTGCGCTGTGCCTCTCGGCCCCTGGATCACTCGTCGTCACATCACCGTCGCGGATGCGGCGCGTGGTGTAACCATCATCAGGCCAATCAATCGGCCCCTCAGCCTGAAAATGGATGTTGCCGGTCGGGTGATAAATTAGCCTGCGGATTTCATCGTTCTTCGGCCAGACTTTCATGGATCAGTCTCCAGGTCATATTCGGCTTCGACTTGTTGCACCTCGGCAGGATCACTGCCGGGCGGGTATTGCGTGGTCAGGTGCACCAGCTTCAGCACATCCGGCACCAGCGGCGGGAAGTCGCTCACGCCCAGGTCGATGGTCAAGGTGAAGCGGCATTCAGCAATCGGGATGGAGTTGTCGGCACCAGCATTGCCAAACTGGTGCGTTCTGTTGCCGCGCGCATAGCCTTGGATTTGCGCGGCCGGATTGAGATAAAGCGACGGGTCAGTGAACAGCGTATTCGTCAACAGCACCCAGGCATCATCCAGCGTATTCTCGGCAGCAGCGGCATCATTGTTCTGGATGATGATGGAAAAACCATAGAGCGCCTGGATGCGAAAGCGCGGCTCACCGGCATTGATGTCACCATCCGGCAGAAAGTCATCATTGATAAAGTAGATGCCACAGAACGGGATTTTTTCCGGCTGTATCTGCTCGGCCTTGTTGGTGCCAAACTTGAAGCCAGCAAAGTTTGGCATCGCCTTCACGCGCGTCAGCATGGCATCGCGCACAATCAGGCTATAGCTGCTGCTCATGGTTTTGATGGCACGATGCGGCGCAGTGTCAGCGTGGTTTCACCGCCGCCGTTAGGATCAGCATCAATGACTTCAAAATCACCTTCGGCAAGCAGCCCGATAGGATCGGCCGGGATATTGATGATGTCACCCTGCAAGGGCAGCACGGCAAATTCCACCTCGCGAATATCCAGGATCACGCGCGTTTCGGAAATGATCGAGCCATCCATTGCCTGCACATCAATGGCATCCACATCAAAGATGCCGCGCGCGTCATAGGGCAGCGCGCTTCCTGGCTGGCTGGCCAGCGGTGTCACGATGATGGTGCGGCCAAACAAATCCTGGGCAGGCAGATATACATCCGTGGAGAAATCAACGGGCATATTGCATCCTCATCGTGCGGCACCTGTTGAGGTTTTTCTGATCTGCTTGAACAATTTGCGCGCGGCGCGTCTGCCCCTGGCGCGTGACAGCCGGCGCATTTGCATCTTCTTGCGCTTGACGCGCCCCATCTTGCGGCCGCGATACTGCAGAGTGATCGCGATGTATCCGAGCCTGCCGGGTATCCAGCGCCCATGCTCATCGCGCGGCTGGCTGCGCCAATCATGCCGCCAATGATTGTCCAGCCAATCATCACGCGAACTGGCCCAATCAGTGCGCGCCCAGGCTGCCCTGCTGCCAGGACCATGCTCGCCGTGAATGCGGCGGCGGGTGCTGCTGACCAGGTTTAAAATCTTGCTCTGCCAGGCCGATTGCTTCGGCACAGCAGCATTGATCCAGCTTTCACCAAGCCGGTTGAACTCACTCAAGCCGCCAGTGTCGATGGCCTGGCCGATGCGGCCAACGGCATCGCCGCCGAATGGACCGCCCAGGGTCCGCATCAAGAAATCTTCGCCCAGCTTTTCCAGCTTGTCGGACAATGCCTTGTCCAACAGGTTGTCATCGCCTTCGACCAGGGCAGCAACCAGCTTGGCAATTTGCCCGACGCCGAGGCTGGGCATCAGACCGGGAAGCGCATGTAGTGGTAGAGCAGCGCGGTCACGGTATCGCCCACCACAGACAGCGGTGAATGGCTGCCGGTCTTGCTGCTGCCCAAGGGATCAAAAAACATGACGCGCGCTTCCTTGTGCGAAATGCTCCTGACACCTGACATATTCAGGCCGCGAATGAGCTGGCCGCGCGCAGCCTGCACCAGCAGCATCATGGCTTGCTTGAGTGCTGGCGGTGCATCATCCGGCAAGTCATAGCCGCCTGAGTAAGTGACAACCAATGGCTCGGCCCAGCTTGCCAGGCTCAACTTGCCGGAACTGTTTTCGAGCTCAAAATCAACTGCATTGCCGTTGACCGTGACCGATTGGATGTCATCATCGGCCACCGGGTAGTGCGTGAGGAAAATTCGGTAATTCTCATAGGGCGGCGGATCACCGCGCCAGGTTTCCTCAACCGTTTCCTTGGCGAACACGCGATTGCACATGGTCGCCACCACATCACTGTAACCATCAATCAAAGCCTGCAGCTGCACATCCAGGCTGGTATCGGTCAGACCAAAAATGGATTTGAGTTCGGCCAGCGTGATCAGTGCGTAGCTGTCGGCTGGCGTCAAAACCTTCACTGTGATGTCGGCCATTTATTTGGCCTCAATCTGGAATTGTTCAAACAGGGTGCGCAGCTCCAAAGCTGGTGCTTCACTGCCATCTGACATGATGGGTGTGGCGCGAAACTGTTTTCTATCAACCGCCCACTGCAGGATAGTGGGAGCTGCAGCACCGCGCTGGCCTGGTGGGCCTGTGTCACCGCGCTCACCAGGATCACCCTTGATGCCTGGCTTGCCGGGTCGGCCTGCTGATGCAATCAGCTGCCAGCCAGCACCAGGACAGTCACCTGGCTCATTCGTGCGAGCAACAAAGCTGGAGCCGTTGAGCGCCACAATATCGAGGTGTTTATATTTGCCATCAGCAACAAAGGTGCCGCGAATATTCAGCAGCGGTGCATCCAGGCCAGGAGCTGCCAAACAAATCCAATCCAGGCTTGAACCTGGTGTATTGGCATTGTCGCGTTCGGCCTGGTAGGTGCCGCCGTTATGTCTGACAACATCACCCTCATACCAAACACCTTCAGCCCATTGCTTCACCTTGGGCAATTTGCCTGGTGCACCATCCTTGCCGTTTAGTCCTGGCTCACCTTGCAACCCAGCCGGGCCAATGGAGCCGGGAGGTCCAAGTGTGCCGGGTGCCCCTGGCTCACCTTGCGGTCCCGCTGGTCCGACCGGGCCTGGTTCACCGGGATTGCCTCGATCACCCGGCACCCCATCCTTTAATTCACTCAGCCGCGCTTTGACCATATCGGCTATGTCATTGCGCAAATTCGCAGCCGTAGCCTGCAGCTGCGCGGTGATGCTCTGTGCCTGTGCTTCGATCAATGCACGTTCGCGCTGCCATTCACGTTGCTGACCATCCAGCACTTCGCACAACGCTTCGCGCCATGCCTCAAGCAGCGTTGCGGCGGCGGGCGAGTCTGGCGGCACCATCAAGGAGGTTTCTGACTTCCCGTTGGATGTCATCACGGTGGCCTTTCGTTTCCGGTGCATCACTCGGCGGCGCGGGTGGAGCTGCTGGCGCTGCTGGTGCTGCCGGGATCGCCGCTGCCGCAGACAGCGGTACGACCTGTTGCTGCACGCGCGGCTCGTCTCCGAATTTCACGGAGTCGAAGCCTTCGATGTTGCGTGCTTCATTGGGCGCGAAAATGCCTCCTTGCACACCGCGGGCCAGCGCCTCAATGCGTTCCTTTTGCGACGACCGCAGCAGAGCTGC